TGAGCTTCAAAATAGCCGCGTTGACATCGCTCATGTGAGCTACGCCAATCTCGTTAACCGTCAAGTCAACTTTTGCGGCATTGCTGATAGCCATTGCTAAATCAATGTCAATTGAAGCCGTTGACCGGTGATCTGGCGAACCTGCCGCTAGTGTTTGTTCTCCGTTTGACGGTGATACACCAAGCAAGATTTCTTTGTTATCGTTGTTGTTTTTAGCGTACCAACCGACTGAGCTAAACGTTAAGTCATCCGTTAAGTCCTTGTTGCCAAATGAAGCCGAAACGGTGATTGTGTTGTCTTGTGGAGGTGTAACAATTACGTTGACCTCCATTTTTTGATTTTCAAGGGTGGCAAGCTTTCGAATGTCTTCATCAGCCATAGAGCTGACATCTTGACCAGCTAGCACCGCCCGTGTATATGCAATTTCGCCATTACCAGCGCCGACATTAATGAGTAATTTACGCCCTGCATCGGTGATAATGGTGTCTTTGAATTTGTCCATTTTGACCTTCTTTCATTAGATTGCCTTTAAGGCTTGATATTCATGTGTTAAAAGCTTGGTACCGATGTACGACATGCGCTTTGCTTGTGCTTTCCAACCTTCCCACCAAGTAGCCACTTCTTCATGTGTAGTGTTTTGCAACTCGTTAATGTCTGTCCCAAAATACCAATGGTTATACGTGGTAGCTTTGTAGCCTTCCCACCAGATAGACGCAAATGTTTTGATGTCATGGTCCCTATCTTGCGTGGTGGCACCTAGATAGCCGTGAACGTGTGTAGTAGCTTTAAAGATTATCAAGTCAAGCCAGTAACCCATCGCCAGCATTTTTTGCAAGTTGTTAAGCATAAACTTTTCCATTTGCGGGTTTTGAACCGCATCAAACGGTATCTGCATCCCTACGTGACGAATACCTGTCTTCCAGATTTTGAAACCGTGGTCATATTCAAGCGCACTAGACGTTATTTTCACGATTGAGGGTACAGTACCCTGTGCCCGTGAAAGAAGCTCCATAACGTGAATAATGAAGCGATAATTGTCGTCGTCTTGACTTGGTCTATATGTCTGGATGTCGGCACCAAAAAGGTCGAGCGTTGTTCCTTGGGCGTCTTTTAAAGCACGCCAGCGCTCGACCTTATTTGCATTTGTACTAATCCCTTCTAGTGGCTCGTTAAAGGCATCAATTAGCTTATAAAGATTGCCACCAGGTCGCTTATACCAGTAGTCTGAAATCTCAGCTAAAAGCTGTTCAGAAGTCTCATATGCCATTTACGACCACCTCAATATTTCTAGTGTCACAAGAGACGGCTTCAAACGGCTGTGTATGTATATCTTTATCTGCTAAATGTTCGGGGTCAGTTCCGATCTCAACGAGTGCCTCACCAACGCCCTCAATTGAATAGATAGACGGATAAATTTTGGTTAGGTAAACGGTACCGTCCATCAGTAAACTGTTGATGTAATCAGCTATTTCTTGCTTTACATAGTCAGCACCGTCGTCGGCGTTCCATTCGTCAGTTGTCCGAATTTTGACCCTTGCATAAATTGGTTTGTCGGTTGCGTAATCAAAATTGATCTTTTTAACCTCACCTGTTGCATCTTTTGCTTGAACTTCTTTGCTACCAGTAAGACTGATACCAGCCGCTACTTTATCTGCTAAGCAACTCGCTATATCGTCTTCTTTTCCGCCCAAACAAAAAACGTGAACCGAATACGGTGGATTTCCGTATTGGTCCGCGTCTGCGAACGGATTTTCAATAATGTTTACTTGTCTTACTCCTGGTAAATTCATTAATGCTGATTTGATACCAGCTGTTGACGGTCCAGGCTTTGCCACGTTTTCCATGATTAGCCGCGCTCTATATGTGGAGTCGTCTTCATCATCTTGTCCGCCAGCTGCCTTCTGCGGATTCGTCACACTAATAATGTCTTCGTCCGGATTAGAAACAATAGTGATTGTGTTAGGCAAAACGTTGTTAAAGTCACCAGTTTCAACGGATTGGACAACTCCTACTCCAATGTACTGACCATTTGAATCTTTTGCGGTAGTTACGTCCTTGATAAGGTCAAACACAACACCGTCATCGGTTTCAAACTGTTCACCTGCTTGTATCAAATATTCGTCATCAGTCACGATTTGAATGTTTGCAAAGCTTGGTGTAGCAACTTTCCTTGGAAGATCTAGGTTAGCACCAATCCGATCAAGTGAGCTTTCAGTAGCCGTGCTGATATAAGCAGAATAGTAAGTTTTTTGCAGTTCTTGAATTAGCAAGGTTTCGCGCCACGCTATCAGTCGGGCAATAATTCCAAAATTGGAATTACTTGTCAGGACGATATCGGTGCCAAAACGTTGCATCAAGTCATCTTCTACACTGTCCAGTATTTCTTCATATGTGGGAGCTAAGAACCCCCGCTTGTGTAGTCCGAAACTAGCTATCGCCAAGTTCAAAACCTCCCTCTACGTTTTTCGGTTGACCATCGCCAACTTGAACAGTTGCGCTAAAAGCCACATATAAGCCTCTTCTAGGCATTTTCTTAAAAGTGATACTATTAACCGTTTTGACCTCTGGAACCTTTTCTGTGATGGTCGTAGACATGTCAGCGGATGCAAGCTGAGCGTTAAAATTCTTACCAATGAAATTGCTGTAATCTGCGCCTTGATCTGGGTCAAGATTAGGCATTTCACCGTAGCGAATTAACAGTGTAGCCCTTATTCTTTGGGCTATTTCGTCAATTCCTTCAACGATTGCTAAGTCGTGAGTAGTAGGGTCAATAACTAAATCACCGTACTCATTAACTAATAAATCCTTAGCCATTTTTCGCATCACCTCCGAGAACTCCAACAATAATCGCATCATTAGCATCATGAACCCTTGAACTATTCGGAGTGTAAGTGTTGACAGCTCTACCACCTTCCCAGTTGTCATTATCACGGTCTAATACCACCGCAACTACTGGGACGCCCTTTCTCATAAGCTTCTTTTTAGGCAGCTTATCAACCAAATGCGAACCCGTTTCAGAATCAATTCTTTTAAATTCTGGTTTAAGTCGCTCAATCATTTCATCCAACATGTAACAATTTTCAGTAACCGGAATATCCAGATATTGTGCTGATGTTTCGCCGTCGCTTGAATTAGCAAGCGGTAAAATATCCGCCGTATGATCTTTCTTGTTATAGTCAATAACTTTTGCAATTAATGCATTTTCCATTCCAGAAATAATGCCCCATTGAAATTTGCGCATTGCGTTGATAGCCGCCTTACGTTCTTCATTTTGTGATTGTGCCATAACACTCACCTCCTTAAATCTTTCCAAGTGAACATTGCGTTTGTGCTTTATCCATGTCAAATGTATGTTGACCGGCTTTCACATAAAAATAGCCTTTCAAATACTTACTTTCCATGTGAATCCCCACGTTGGTGGTTATGTCTGGAACCAATGGAACCATGATTTCCCACGTTCCTTTACCGGAGCTGTCATCGCTACTTTCGTTGTAACTTGGTGGCTGTAACAGGTCTTGGCCATCAATCTCATACCACGTTCTCTTTGTGCTTTTTGGATTAATGATTTCAAGCTTTCCTTGAATGTAGGTCATGATTGAACCTGTTTTTTTGACCACCTGTTTAAGCAGTGTTAATGGTTTGCCCTTTGCGGTAAATGACTTTTTCAAAGTTGGATTCTTTGCTAAGTCAATCTTAGAAATTACGATTCCTGATTGACTTGCAATTCCTTTGATCAAAGTCTTATAGTCCGTGCCTTTGCGAAACGTCTTATTAACTTTGACTACTTTTGTAGCACGGGTTTTAATCCGTTTCTTACGCCACTTACCTTTAATGGTTTCTTTATATGGCGTTCGATGGCGAACCGTGTACTTCTGTCCTTTTTTAGGACCTCGTTTGTACTCTTTGGTCTCTGTGTAATGGTGGTATCTAGTAACCGTCTTATCAGGTTGCTTGACCCACTTCGTTACATATTTGTTGACCTTCTTTTCTTTTGTTACTTTCAATTTGCGAGCGGCTACATTGCTGTAATTCGTGCCCTCAGTGAAAGTAATTGTAAAGGTATCAGTTGTACCATCGTGGTTAGGAATGCCGATTTTTTCGATAAATCCCTCAGCAAGAATCTTCTTATCTGGTCCCCAGTTAAACGCAACATAGCAATAGAATTTCTTATGATAAAAATTTGCATGCTCCTTGGTCATGTTGTACAAAGTGACCGTATTTTGCTGTGGCGTAGACGAATCAGCAAAGTTAACTTCAAACGTAAACGGATAATTATGCTTATAATGCTCGTTGTTGTAAACGGTTTGGGTTTTGCCTTTATCGTTAGTGCAGACAAACCACATGTGTGGGTTGCTAGTAACTATCAATATGAGACCTCCTGATCCGTTAAATCGTCGCTATCTTCGTCAGGGTCATACCCCAGTGGTTTGATAGTCGGGTCTTCGTCTTCTGAACCAAGTGGATCAATCACATCAATGTAAATTTGAACATCATAGCCAAACTCAGCCTTGCCGGCATCTTTTGCGTTACCAGTTTCGTCCATCACTCTCATATCAATTCGAGGTAAACGAGTATCAGGAATATCAATAGCGACTAGCTGATTAAGTATAAGCGGCTCCTGTTCTAGCAAGGTTTCGCCATTCTGATAAATAGTGATGGTATACCAGTCAGCAACGGGGTTATAGTCAATTCTTAGCGTGTAAACCTCGCCAGCCAATTCGATGTCGAAAATGTCCGGCAAATCATCAATGTTCACTGGAATATATTGACGCATTTCACCCCTCCTTACTTAACTCGCATCTTGCTTTTAGCCTTATGCTTCTTATCGTTGACATAAATCAAGTTGCCGGCATAAATCCGGTTAGGATTCTTGATCTTGTTGACCTTTTGAAGCCAAGAAACCGACTTACCATAGCGTTTGGACAATCCCCACAGGGTATCGCCCGGCTTGATGGTTATTGCGGTGTAGTTCTTGTTTCTGTTGCCTGCCAACGTCTTAGAAGACTTCGACCGCTTAGCATTCTTCTTTTTGCCGCTTGTCGTGATCTCAGCAGCTCGAACAAATGTAAAAGTTATTGAAACCTGCATCGTGTTTTTGAAACCGGTAAATTGCCGGTCAAGTTGTGATATCAGCAAGTGCTTGTAATAAATGTCACCACGGAACGTTAATTCTTCATGGTGACTGTGCCACGTTCTTAACTGCACCCATTTATCATGGGCTGTGCGACCGCCGTTAATGTCGTCAGAAATAAGACCGTCAATAGTGACCGTCTTAGAATTGAATCTTGCGTAATCTTTACGAGGTGCCCCCTGATCAACGGCATAAGAAGTAATGTTTGATGAATTGCTTTCTGATTCCGTATTTGTGGGGCTAAAAAAGACAATATCGCTTTCTGTCCCGTTGAGTGTAGGAAAAATAGCCATATTGCCTTCATTCGTAAATTCTTTTTTATGTTGTTCAATTTTGCTGACCATCGCGGCTTGATCCGTGGTCTTGCTTTTATTAACACGCTTTTTGCTGGTCTTAGCTGGTTTAAGCTGATTTCTATACTTTTTGTATCGGTTCATGTCTGCATGATATTTTTTCATGTATTCTTCAAACTTCTTAGTATATTTAGCTTTCAGCTTTGGATCTTTCGTGTTAAAGACTTTTGCTGAAAAGTTCATTGCCGTCGCATTGGCTTTCATTGCCGCACGGTGAGCTTTATCAGCCTTATCTTTGATTTCTTTTATTTTTCTTTCTGCTTTAATTTGCGCCTTAGTCTTTTTGCGCCCCTTACGGGGCTTAGACTTGTTTTTTGGCTTTTCTTTTTTAGCCAAATAAAAACAACTCCTTACTAATAAAGCGATGGATCCGTACCTAATT